GATCTTAAAAGTCTTCTCCAGGAACACTCCACCGTGCTTTTCGATAAAGTGCTTCGATTTCGAAATTGTAACTCCGCAAGCAGCCATTGCCTAATGGTAACGGGCGATGATCTTATCTGGCCACTAAGCCACTAGATCATCTCCACAAACTTACGCTAGCTCTCTGAGAATTTTCTTGCGTTCACCATTAACTTTACTTGTTGCAAAGTCAATCCATGCTAAATGGAGAAGACTTAAGAAGAACCAAGTGAGTGGTAGTCCCATAAGGATTCCTCTCTTGGTCTTAATGTGCTCCCCATCTGGGTACATCAAGTACTGTGAACCTGTTAATTCTCTAATCGTTTCCTTAAACCACTCAGGACAGTCTCCTAGGCCCTCAATAAGGCCTTCTGCGAGTTCCTTAGTGACGTCAAGCGGAATTGTATCAGATGCTGCTGAGAGATCGGAGCTTAATACTCTCCATTTTTCTCTCTCTTTGAGAGGAATCTAATTCCCTCTGTCAACAATTGATTAAATTGCTTGTTCGTCTTCTCCTTTAAGTACGTGTTTAAGTTGAGGCATTCCAGATAAGATAGGCCATAGTGCTTTTCTTACGTGGGTGCCAGCGATTTGGAGTCTAGCGGAAGATTTTGTTACTATACGTGACTTAAGTCCTCGTGCACATGCGACATCGACATGATGAACATTTAGACCATCTTTACGGATGTCTTCGTACTCATCTTGTTAGCGCTTGTCAAAGCACTTGAGCGACTCAATTAAAACTCTGTTGGTAATAACGTTACGAGAATTAATTTGATTAGTCACCTCCTAGGCAATATTAGAACAAGATTGTTCAGATTAGATATGACCGATGCTCTTACCGTCATCGTAACAGGCGAAACCATCGAGGTTCGATGCTAAATCTTCCTCGTTTTCATGTCGTATACCGATTGGCAGATCGAGATCCATTATGATCTTCTTCGCCAAATCGGGGTCTACAGAGCCTGAATCGTCTGAATCTGAACTATTTGAGTAACTGTCTACCGGAGAATGAGAATGAATATATTCAAAGTTCTGTGGTGCAAGTTCGTTCACATACGAGTCGAAGTCGAAGTTGTTGATGATCTCAAATTTAGCTTCTGCTAAGGTCTTCCCTAGGTCTCTTTTCCCAAGGAGATTATTATCTTTGTCTGTAGTGATGTACTCAGTTTAACCACCGAGGAATTTTCTACATGCGATAATAGGTGCCTATTGAGATAGTTCATCTTTCACTTCTTCTTCACCAGCTTACTCAATCTTGTTACTAATTTACTCTTACTTAGCTCCCTACATTTATACCTTTTCATTCTCAAGTGTTTACTTAAGTGCATCCTGTAGCTTTCTGATCAATGACTAGTCTTCTTCAATGAACTAGTCAGCGATTTCATACATTGCAGATTTGAGGCCACCTTCGTGTCTCTTCATCTCAAGTGTAGCTCCGCCACCTAAACACTCAGAATGAATGCCGAAATTAACTAGGTTTTCCCTGCGCGACTTAGCACCAATCCTCTTTGCGAAATCTCTGAGGAATGCCTTCATTTCATCACTTGTAACCTTACTCTCTTTGTAAAGTTCGCGATGATCTTGAAGAGCCTGAGCTGTCTATATTTGACATCCCTCAGGAAGTGCTCTTCCAAGTCGGCCAATCTAACGCAA